TTTCTTCATTTTTTCACCTCAATAAAAAATATCACTGTTCTGATTTTAGACCTTACTGGTTATTCTGTCAAATAATTGTCTAATTATTCGACTTATGTTATACTAACAATGTTTATAGGGGGTTTCCAATGAAAGTAAGATGGACAACCAGGGAGCTTGCTGAAATGGGCAAGCAGGTTATAATAATAGGAGAAGAAGAATTAAAGAGTCCATATATGGAAGATACTCGTACCATGCTTGAAGAAATAACAGGAACGAGGATCATTGCCTTTGAGGTCGAGGAACAAAACGGAGAGTTGGTTGTTATAGCCGAGATTGAATGAGCGATTCATTACTCTTGGATTGTTTTTTTGTGGGCAATAAAAAAACCCTCATCTATGCTATGAGGGGCAACTGTATAATATTCTTGTTGCCGGAATTAAAGTGTCTAAAGGGGCAAGGTTATCTAACTACTTTTTCTTTTGTTGCATAATATCGGTTCAGATATCCTATATTCATCGGCGGAAAATGAATCTGAGTATTTTACTTCCCCGTCTTTATGCTCTATCTCAATTTGAATATTGGCTTTAACAATTTGATTATACTTGTTCCCATATAAATCCTCATATTCAATAATAATTCCCAACCCTTCTTTTTTTTCTCGCTCAAGTTTATTTTCACCTTCTAAATCTTCTTTTATTCTTTTAAGTTCCGGAACTTCAAAACTATACTTTAGCAATACTTTTTTTGTTATTTTTTCATCAGGTTTTATTACTACCGTTTCAGGGCATATACAGATACTGCCAGATTTTGACTTTGTTCCACAAATTTTTGCTTCTGCAATCTCAAAATTAAAGGCTGTACCAAACCCAATATTTTCAAATTCAAAATCTATAAATAAATCTTCTGAATTATCGTCTTCAGGAGAGAAGTCAAAAGAAAAACAATCGTACACCGCATTTATTTTATTTCTTTTTATAGAATTTTTATCATTTAACTCAGTCAAATTATTAATTTTTATATACGGAATTATAGCTTGACGCCTTTCTTCGCGCCCTTGCTTTTCTGTGAATTTTATAGTTATAAAAACTCCTAAGAAAGTTAGAATCCCACCAATACTAGCCCCTATAAGGGTAATTATTGCAATTGTCATAATAATACACCTCCTACACACCAACAATAACCTGCCCCCATTATAACACATAGATTTGCGGGCAATAAAAAAGCCCCTTGCTTACACACCTAAACAAGGGGCTCCCAATGCCCGGAGCTGTCGTGAGTTCTGTCCGGGGCTTATTTGATTCAGTTTGTTGACTTTCGCCGAATACTTTTGTAGTATCATTTTAGAAGCATATGCGTTTTCGTTTCCGGACGTCAATCTTGGGACTAAGTCATCAGTATCAAGAGTTCGCTGTGCTTTAAGGGCACTTCTGTCCGCCCTACCATCTTGTAGGCATTGTGCCGCTGGTGGTTGTGGATAAGGAGTGTCCTTATATATTTAAGGAAGGAACTTTTCATTTCTGAATAAAGAAAGGGGCAGGTGTGAGATTCCTGCCCCAATCCATAGCTGCCATGTGTATTACTTTTCAGGAACATTTACTGAATCTGTTTTATCCGACTTGTTCTTGTCTTTTTTCTCCTCTATAGCCCCTTCTTTTTTTCTTATTATAGGAGCTTCTTTTTGAGTATGTCGTTTTTTGAAATCATCACTAATAAATCCCATAATAACCCTCCCTATTTTAAATCTTCCGTGCTAGATGCAGCTCTAACTCGGGAATTATCTGGTATACCTGCAGTTGTTGGGTCGATAACAGTATTGTAAATCGAAACTATAATCACGGCCAAAATGTACGGATTCAAGATTGCTTCTTTAATTAATTGGATTACAACTGACCATGATGTAATATCACTATAACTGATACCAGCATAAGCAATAATGGGTGCAAAAATCGCAAGAACAATACTGACCCAAAATGTAAAGTTCTTTGCCCTTAATTTAATATTCATTTTCTCATCTCCTCCCGGATTTCTTTAATCGTGCCTTTAGTTTCGTTGATTTTAATCCACTGTGCTTTGTCGTTATATTCAAGTCTATAGACTCGTTCAACTAAATTATTATGCTTTTTTACTTTTTCTTCTAGCTGTTCGATTCTATAAGCAATTATGGATTTTGATACGAAAACTGAAACAATTCCAACAATAATTCCACCTGAACACGAAATCAAGGTTACAACAATTTCAGATGTCATTTTCTTTATCTCCTATATGTCTTTGCTTTTGCTATAGTTTTCGGACCTGCGCTTCCATCTGCCACTAACCCAACTTTGCGCTGGAAAATCTTTGTCTTTGCTTCGGTGTCTTTGCCAAAGTCGCCGTCTATCTCGACGTCAGCTCCGAACCAGCGTAAGAATTTTTGCCAACGCTTTATATTCCTTTTGCTCCCGGTTTTTTTGTTTACCGTTTTTGTCGGAAAAAATCCTCTGTATTTTGTTGTCGGATAATCAATTTTGATGTAACCTTTGACATATTTTTTAGCACGGTTCCTCCTGTCGACCGTGCCACCGTTTCCTTGACTTGTGCTGCCTGTATTTCCGTCGATAGAGTAAATGTAACCGTCAACAGTCTTCTCATAAATTCCGATGTGGTCAGCTCCCGGGTCTCCGTCAAATTCAAACAGTAGCAAATCGCCTTTTTGGATTCCGCTCGTGCCTGTTTTGTATATGCCGTTCTTCTTCGCCCATGACATCCAGCTTGGCACGTAGGCGGGATTTGTGACTCCGCTTATCAGCGCCCTTGCTCCGCACTTTTTAAATATGCACCATACAAAAGTTCCGCACCATGCCGCCTTGCTTTTATAACCATAAAACCAATAATTAAATTTTGAATAGCCATATCTATCTTCTTTGTAACCTATATACGATTTGGCTTTGTTCAAAATACTTGCTCTTGTTTTAGCCATGACTTCTCCTTTCTAATAATAAAAAATAGTTTTTCGGCTATGCTGTTCGTGTCCAGATATATACTGCCTTATATGGCGGCATATTGTTATGCGCTGTTCCTGAGCCAGAAGAAGTTGTAGCAACAGCCCCACCCAACCCTGTTTTATTAGAGCCTGTCCAGTATCCTGATGTCTCTGGGATTTGAGGTATTTTCCACCCACTACCAGTTATTCCACCCACTGTTTCACTTTCAGGCAGACCGCCTGCCGAATTTGCATAATATGATCCTGCACCAGGTCCATGATAATGATTTCCCCCTGTGTGTGTGTGGGCCCCGTTTTCTGCGGATGTTAGTGAATGGGCCTCTTCTCCGCCGTCCGCCGTTAAATCTGTATTGTCAACGGGATAATGTGTACTGCCACCGAGCAAAAAACAATCTTCTATTCTCTCCCACGTTCCAGGCCAATGGTCATTTGGGTCGAAGTCTGCGTCAAATGTTTGATACACTGTGCCGACCCTCAGCGTCTTTGTGACAGGTAAAATCATTTCTAAAAATCTATTCAGCTTCATTATTTATCCTTTCTGCCCTTACCGGGCAATTAAAAAAGACCTTGTGGTCTAAATTTTTGTTCCTATTGCCAGCCACATCACTGCAATTGAATATGCTGTTGTGTTGTCACCAAAACAAACCATAGTAAATCCTGTTGCGCTTCTCGTTTTAAGCCTTGCATACCAATTAACAAGTTTGTCGGGACGCATTGCTGTTAAAACAACAATAGGTGGGGAATCAAATGGTTCATCAAATTCCCAATTAACTTCCACCCCAGCGGTATTACCTGTTGTATTGATTATTCCACTTTGTATTTTAAGATTAGAGCCGGCGATAGTTTTGATGGATTTTTCTGCTACTTCTGCTGTCATTTGTGCTAATAATTCTGCAAATCTACCAAGAGTCAGTACCCCCCCCCATATCGATATACGTTGAAATTTCAGTATCTGAAGCGATTGACGATGTCGGGGTCAACACTACAGTTCCGTCCGTACCGATAACTATCGTACCGTCTGTGATAGTTATCGTTTGCGCTGTCGCCGGTCTGTACCCGGAAGGCAGTGTTGCGATGGTTGTCGCAGATGAAATAGCCGCTGATGTAGTGATGTGCATCAATACAACCAAATCACTATCACTATCAAGCACGTATGCAACGTAACCTGTGCAACTTGTCAAATCAGCCTTCAACATCGTGTCAGCTAAATTATCCAGCATCTCCTGCGTCGGAGTGTTGATTTCGTTGATCATAGTCATGATCTGGCCGGCGAGCGTTTCGTCTATAGCAGCAGATAGTATCGATTCGATCTCTGCCAGGTAAGCTTCATACGAAGTAAAAATTGTCGTAGTGTCTATAGTAGTCGGTATAGCTGTTACCATTCCACACACATCATTATTGAGCCTTGTGTCAGTGATTCTTGCAGCAGAAATTGTTGTTGAACCACGTGCAATAAAGAGTTCTCCCAAACATATTTCAAATATATTGGCAGTTCTCGTCAGCTCTGGTGCCGTAGGTACTGTTGCAGCTGTCCCCTGTAAAACATATAAATCTATAGACCTTACTGACGAGTTCAGGTTGAGTCTCGCAACGACTCTATCAATTCTGTCATAACTGGCATTTGCTGACTGAACCATCATCTCACGAGTGGTAGACTCAACACCAATTGCGCCTTCTATAAGACAAGTGCCCGGCGATACAGTGACATACATCTCTACCTCGGAAGCCTGCTGAGAGACTCCTACTTGTAGTGATGTAGAGGGTTCTAAAAAAACTCCTGTGTTATAAAGAGTTGCGAAAAAATTTCTCCAGTCCGATGCGCCCATCGCTCTGTCCGGATTTTCGGCAGACGTAGATGCAAACGGAAATGATACCATGCTCATACTTTCCTCCTAACTTGGTTTCCGATGGTTAATGTAACGGTCATACTATTTTCTTTCCAAATCTCTGCAACCTCAATAATCCTTGCAGAATATTGGATTCCAATACTTGGTATTAGAATTTTAACAACATTCCCTAAGTCATAATCTTTAATATAGAAAACTCCTTGTTGCAAAACAGTGATATCAACATTATGTTCAAAATAATAATTAAGAAGCTCAAGTTTACATAGCTTTGGTATCGCATTGGATATCTTTGTAGCGTTTGCCGGGTTAACTTCAATGTCATCCACTGATACATTCGCAGAAATAATTCGAGCTCCGGATCCTGCACTGTTGATAACATAATATTGGCCATCACTACACTTGGTGCCTACTGCAGCCACTCCGTCTTCAGCTGGTGCCCCATTAGCATATCCACGGCATAAAGTTCTATATTTGCTCTCATCATATGTGTATTTAAGCTCTGAAATATTACCAAGATGCCTTGCAAATACCACTGTATTCGATACATCCTCTCCTTTACTAAACTTGATTTTATATCCATTGTTATACATAATCCTGTAAGAGCTTTCGATGTCTTGCAATTCGGCTGCTAAGCTTTCCCCTACCGGGCAAAATCCTTCAATTGAAACCTCCGAAGTTGTCATAGTAGCTGAAGATAAATCTTGTGTAACCGGGACACCAAATCTAGAGAGCATTGCCATGTATTGAGTGTTTGACGCATTTGAAGCACTATATCCAATATATGTGTCTTTGCTTGTCGTATAAAGATTTAACCAATCCTCCAAGAAGAAGCCTGATAGCGTGATAAATTCTCCGCTTATCTTTTCCTCATACTCTATTTTCTGAATGATTGCAATTTCTGGTCTCTTCCCACGGAAATCTTCTACCTGCAAATATGCGATGTTCGAATTGTAATCCTCGGATCGCATATATAAAATAAAATCGCCTGAAGTGTAGTATTTACGATTCCAAGCGAGTTCAATAAAATTTTCGTATGTGCCAACATAAGAAAAACTGCTGTTTAATCCAATAATTTTCATATTACATCCCCATGTATCTTGCTGACCAACTATATTGAGCAGAAAAGTATTGATTCCCGTCTTGATCCTCAAGATTTATGCTGTTGTCTCCAAAGTACAAATAAAGCAATTGCAAATCATTAATATCATTTATGTAGTATTGGGGAGACAACACGGAACCATTTAGCACGATTTCTTTTGGTGTTATCACAAGATAATCCCCACTTGTAAATGTATAGTCAATAGTAATACTTGCATGCTCGCCCTTTGCGTTATAAACATTCACGATAAGGCCGTTGTTCGCAGATGCGAACAATACTGTTATCGTAAGCGGAGTAGCTGATGTGCCGGCATAGTAGATCGGCTTAGTCGTTACACCTGAATAATGTGATACAAGATCATTGCCATCGTCCAAAAGTACCAGTGGGAAGAAGAAGTCATCGACTTCATCACTGTATTCTTCTGTATAGCTTTCAGTGCCTTGCAAGTATGCATCAGGACAGAGGAACTGCGCCTTGAGTTCGAACGGTCGGTTGACATTCTCGCTCGGGCAGGAAAACGCATTCAACCTAGCACTTATCCATCTTGTTTGTCCCATATATACGAAGTACAGCTTATATGTGTAAGTGTGATTGAAGAAGTTGATAGCCTTATACCTCAACGACTCAAGATTGCTAAGCGATCTCGTTCTTGCCGTGATCTCTACCTCCCTCGATGTCGCACGGATCCCAGTCACGATATCACCGTCTCCAAATCCACGCTTTTCTGTGAAGACTTCAAAGCCAGCATTATCTATGCCCGACAATCCATCTGAAGGTATTCCCCAGTCGTCATCGTTGAAGTAGAACAGTCGCCCGTCTGATCTTTTTACGTATACATTTACTGTGCTCATTATTGTGCTCCTAACAGTCCAAACGTATTAATAGTCTTAAGCTGCCTTGCCGTCTCGACCGGTGTTTGTACCGGTTGATTAAAGTTAACTGTCTGCTGATATGACGTTGGCTGCGAAGTCGCAGAATTAAGTGCTGCCGCACTTCCGATACTTGCCGATATGCCAATTCTTTTAATTAAATCACCCTGAATAGAAGCCATTGCCCCCATCACATCACTTGCCATGTTCTTTGCTTTCAATACCGCATCTGTCCCATACTTCTCAATACCGTTGCCAAGACCGACAGCCAACATTTTGCCTATCCACGCCATCTCTCGAGACGGAGACTTGATTTTAAAGAAATCTTTAAGTCCTTTAAGTACGCCTCTACCAAAACCTTTAATTTTCTTACCAATCCATCCAACCATATTGCCGATACCGTTCCAAAGCCCTTTAACAAGCCAAACTCCAACCTTTGTAATGCCGGCTAATCCTTCTTTGATTTTGCCCGGAATCGATTTTGCAAAGCCTTTGACTTTGCCACCGAGAGTTCCTATCCAAGACCTGAAACCGTTCCACAATCCCTTAATGGCCTTTACACCTAATTTGGCAAGCTCAATTACCAAAACCTTTAATCCTTTAACAATCGCTTTGATTATCTTAGGTAAATATTTTATTAGTTGCGGAATCGCCTTTGCGAATCCAACTATCAATGCAACAATGATTTGTACTCCTGCCTTAATGATGGCCGGTAAGTTTCTCATTATTGCCATGACAATCATTGGTATAGCTTTTGTAATTGTTGCTATAATCTTAGGGAGTGCCTGCGCCAATGCAAGAATAATCTTCGGTATTGCTTGCACAATTGCTAGTATTATCTTTGGCAAAGCGGTCACAACAGCATTTATTATTTTGGGTAAAGCCGTAACAATAGCATTTATAATTTTTGGTAATGCCTGCGTAATTGTTTTCACAATTTTAGGTATTATATTTGCCACAGCTGAAAGAACCTCGGGCAGTTTCTTTATAAATGCTTGTATTTTCTTCTGAATGTCGTCAAACAGTTCTTTGAAACCGCCAGCCTTTTTAGCAGCCAAACCCAAAGCAGCTGCCACAGCAATTACAACTCCAGCTATCAACATAATCTTGTTCGCTGCCAGAAACTTCATAGCCCTACCCCAAAGCTGAGTTGCTACTGTTGCAAGTTTTATCTTCCCAGTCAACACTCCTACTATAGTCCGCATTGCTCCGATTTTGCCTGCTGCCATTGCTGAGGATATACCCATATATCTGTTATAGAGATTTATGGCTATGCCTGCTTTTTGCCACATTAACCTCAACGCTTGCACTCCGGCGATAGCTTTTTGTGTAACAATCATTCCGGCAATTGCTGGTACCAATACCTTGACAATATTAAGTATTGTTTGGAATGTATTTTTCGTTTTCTCAATATTTATTCCTTCGAAAAATGAGATTGCTGCAGGTAAAAGTTTGTCTCTAAGGAATCTAGTCAGTGGTTCCATGACAGCACCCAGAAATTCTGAAGCATTATCTTTGAGTGTCGATAGTCTGCCTTCCAGTGTTTTCGACTGAGCCTCCATAGATTTAAAATATTTGCCGCCTTTGGAAGTAGAACGTTCCATGGAAGCGGTGATCTCATCTACAGAAATAGTGCCTTTAGTAATACGATCATACAATGAACCCATCGACTCTCCTGTTGATTCAGATATTTCTTTAAGCGGATTGAAGCCAGCCTCTATCATCTGCTTTACATCCTCAAGTTGAACCTTGCCTGCGGAACTCATTTGTCCGTATGCCATTGCAATATGATTCATTTTTTCAGAATTACCCTGCGAAATATCACCGAGCATTGTCATTCTTTTTGTAGCATCTTCTGCTGTCATCCCATAGTTCATCAGTAGCTTGGTTGTCTCGGCCAGATCCGATAGCTCGAAAGGTGTTTCTGCAGCTATTTTTTTGAGCTTTGTCATCAGTGCGGTCGCTTCATTTGCATCGCCTAGCATTGTAGTAAAAGATGTAAGATAACTCTCCATCTGCATGTTATATTGAATGCCTTTAGTCCCGGCTACTGCAAGTGCTCCGGCAATGGCAGCGGCACCGATTTTGATTTTTGTACCTATGGTATTCAGCCCATTTGATACACCAGTAGTATCTAAAGAGCTGTCAATAATTAGTCTTCCATCTGCCATGATGCGTTCCTTTCAAATTTATCGAGCATTTCCTTTTCTTCTTCTGTCAATATCTCGGGTAGTGCCCAAACTTCTCTTAACTTGCATATCTCTTTTTCTTTTCCTTCATAATTCCGCCAACCCATTACTTGTCCGAGCAATGTCTTTTCTGTTAATGCGGAAATCAAAGCTTTAAATTTGTGCCAATGTAACCCTGTTTCGAATATGTCTATTCCATATTGTTGTAGCATCGCTGCATATATCAATTCTGAATCAATTTCAAAATCAATTGCTCTTACATTAGTCTTTGAATCTCTTGGTAACTCATTTTCATTCAAATAAAAATTGACAAGTGCTTTTGCGCAATCATCGGACATGTAGATAGTGTCATTAATTCTCAGCAAAGGAGTTTCTTTTACAAAAATAAAAGAGAAGTCAGATTCACCATTTGCAACAGTTTGTCCGAACTTAAGCCAAACTCGATAATCTGTATAAATGTGATATGGCTTACCGTCAACTTCTATAGTATTTGGTAAGCCATTAATCAAATTTATCATTTTGTTACCTTCTCAATTTTGTCCATGGACTCTGCCATCTTTTCAATCGCATCTAATGTTGGCGAATCTATTTGCTCTGCCTCTTGTGCTCTTTCATATTCACGGATTCTTTTGGTATATGCATGGACAATCGCATTATAAAGAATCGTTAAAGTTGGCAAGTCAATATCGTCTAGCTTGTTTGTTTCGAGAATACTATTTACTTTTTCAAAACCTATTGATTCGTTTACGAAATCGAATTGTTTTTTGTAGCTCTCATATCCCTTGCCAGTAAGTGCTAAAACTGATATTTCATCTATTTTGCGTTGTACCGATATCGTTTTCTTAGGTAATTCAATAGAATCTCCTTCCCACACTAGAAAATCTGTCATACCATTCCCTCCTTCTTATAGCGCTGCTTCCGTAAACGTAGGATTACCATCGCTAAATACAACAGTCCCTTTAGTAATATTGTTCAATGCAATATTCACTGACAATTCGCTATCGTTAGCATTCATTTCATCTACAGATATTGTCGCTCCTGCCTGCCAAGCCTTGTAAGTTGTCACTACTGGTTCGGTTCCTGCCTCTGTGTAATCAAACTTATACACAATCAGTGCATTAACATTTGCCTCGGATCCGATGGCCATATTGTAGAATTTGTCATAGAAAAAATCAAAATCATCATTTCCTTTATACATTTTTAAAGGCATTCCGGAAATCTCCGGAGCATACCTGTCCAGCTCTGTAGTCGGATTCTCATCTGCAATATAGTCATACTCCTCTGTTTCAGGATTCATCGCTATTTTCAGTTCAGTTGCCTTGGCAATGCGGAACCAGTCAGGTGTAGCTGTAGCTGATGCATCTAAGTACACTGCTATTTCATGTTTCTTAATCATTCTATCGTCCTTTCTATCCCTAAGGATACTTGGTATATGGCTTCTTGCTCTTCTCTTTCTTGCATATAAGCATAAGCCACCCATACTTTTTCAATGTTCATGTTTTCTGGATATTTACCGGCAAGTTCTTGTTCTCTAACCCATTCGGATAAACCCTCAATGAACTGCTGATTTGATATTCTTTCGCTCTCCAATTGTGCATTCCTTCTGATGAGGAAAATATAATATTCCGTTCTTAGGATTGAGCCATCAAGGAACTCTTCGGAAGAGTCGTCAGGTGTTTCAAAAAGACCAAAGGTTTCCGCTTCAGCTTTTAATTCATCAGTATTAATCTCCATTATTGAATAACCTTGCAGCCATGTCGCTATACTTTCTGATATTGTCATTGCTAAAATCCTCCGTCCATTCTACGAACTATTTGTTTAGCTCCTCTTGTAATTGCGTTAGCACCCCCGGCTTTTTTCATGCGCACAAACCAGTAATTGCCCCTCATTGGAGCCCCGGCAAAATGTGCAGGTCTGTAGTACCATTTTCTTGCATATACCGTGTCCCATATAAGCATGCCTGATCCTTTTTTTGTTTCTCTTACTCCGGAACGAATCAGTTCCCCAGTATCTTTGGGAATATACGGGGCACACCTCCGAAGACATTCACTGTCAATAAATTTCTGTACTGGTCCACCTTTTTGCATTCCTCTTTTTCGGAGAATCATATCAGTCGATTCCATTATTAATTTCATTGGTTTTGCTTTTTTCATATTGCACTTATTCTCCAATATTTTAATCTCCGCCCGATACCTGTATTGTCTGTTAACCCTACAATGGTTTTCGCACTATGATTTTTGCGCAAAGTAGTGATAGATGTTTCTTCGTCAATTTCGAGCGAACACTCACCATTAATAACCAAATCAAGATTATCAAGACCAAATGAAAAATTTGTGCCGCCTGTATGCTTTTTTTCATATCCAGTCCGGCCTAAAATCGAGACTGTGACCTCTTGAGAACAAACAATTTTGCCGTCTGTGGACACTGTCTCTTTTTGTCTCTCTGTCCATTGACATGCATTAAGCACATTCCGTTGCCACCTGTCTTCATTTCCTTGCTTATAGTGATTATATACGGTAATAGTATCTGTAAATGGAGGCTTTGCTCCTGCTATGTATTTTGCCATCATAATGCCCCCATAAGTCCGGTACCCGATAATCCTGCATACGCTATGCCTTTAAGCTCGTTTTCTGCTTCCGTTCGTTTTAAATAACTTTCGCTATAACCATCATTACTGATACTGGTTATTCCCAAAGGTATTTCTTTCTGGATTGCAATTGCATTTACAAGGTAGCACAATGTCTGTTTTATTTGTGCCACCTTGTATAAAGTTGTCTCAGTCAAAATCCTTTGATGAGTCCACACTTCAAGTTTCGCTTGTGCCTGTGGCAAGAAATTATTGAACTCCTGCACGGTTACTTCAGAAGATGGAAAAAGAGTACTGTAAAAGTCCCAAGTAACTAAATAACTCATATTGTAACTCCTTCCTAAGACTATTTCTCAGTCTCTTCAGAGCCCTCATTTTTAGTCTTTTCATCTTTCTCAATTACAACTTCTCGTTCAGGCTGTTTTTCACCCTTCTTTGAACCTTTTTTTTTCGGCTCATCATCAAATATCAACCCTATGGTTCTCATATTAAGCCCCCCCTTCCGGTACTTCTTCTGTCCATATTGCTTTCAATGCGGTATGAACAATTATTTCGTTAGTAAAATCGAAAACCTCTTCACCAAGATTCCATGATGCAAAGGTATACCCTTCTTTCGTGGGTGGCGTAGGAGTCGTGGCAGTGTTCCCATACTGAACATTTTGAGTAGCGACAGTGCTTCCACCATCGCTATCAAATGTCACTTGCAACAATAGGTTATCTCTTATCGCTTCAACTACTGCTGTCAAAGTCCCAAGCGCTGTGTTTGTCGTATCTATAAGCGCCAACAATCTATTGAAGTTTTCAGTAAATTCAGGTTCACCATCACAATCCAACAATCTACTATCAATTGCCATTATGATACCTCCAATCTTTAGCTTGCAGCTTTGTGCAGATAGATGCCGTCAACCTTGTTGTCATATACATCGGCAATGCCGACTTCTCTGAAGTTGAAGATCCAGCCATCAGCGTCCTGATTCTCATCCGGAGTGAATATCTTATTGACATTTCTCTTTTCGAACTGGATCGCTGCAGGTTTGTGGATAATCATAAAGTTGATGTTCTTTCCGCCGGATGCCTTGACATAACCGCCAGCAGTCTCGCCATCAGTAGTTCCATCGTACAGGTCGATTGCTGTGTAAAATCTACTCTGCGGAACCACAACTGTGGATGCAAACGAGCTCATAATCTCTCTTGACTTTGTGGTATCCAGGTCTCTTATCAGCCCGAGGATCGTTGAAGTGATAAACAAGTGTCTGTTTTCTGCAGGTACTTCCTTGTCTGTCATTCCATCTGCAGCTAATGCGATAGCTGCAATAGCTCCTGCGCCTGTCGACAAAGCTGCTCCATCTACCGTGCTAATGCCTGACGTTCCTGCATAAGTTGCAAATCTGAACGCATCCAGTTCCGGTGCCACTTTGGTTCTGATAAACTCAGATGACAATCTCCCGAAAGCCATGCCCGCAGTATCGATGTCGTCCACTGCATCCACAGTGAACTTTCTTGCTCTGTCATAGTTGCAGGACACAGTTTCGTTTGTAAATGTTACATCACCTGAAACATAACCGCTGGATCTGCCATAGTCAGCAAGACCGTTCATGCTGATCTTTGGAATTATAAGTTCGTTTGCATTTGCGCCTTGTCTTGCCAGTTCAGGCGCACCGTCAAGTACCGATGTAACGGATGCAGTCTTATACACTTCATCTAAAAGAGTAATATACTGCGTAAATTTGTTAATTGTGTTTGACATTTCAATTCTCCTTTTCTTAAAACTATTCTTTGTTTGGAGGCAGTCCCATTACAGCTCTTGCAGCTGCATCATCTCCTCCACCTTTGCTTCCTCCGCCTACTCCAGGCGGAAAACTTCCTTTATCGACTACTGTCTCTCCGAAAAAAATAGAACTTTCCTCATCCTCAACTAATGCTTTTACTGCACCGTCAATGTCTGATTCTCTGTTCTTGGATTCCTTAAGCTTGTCCACGTCTAACAGGGCACGAACAGCCTTTGCCGCTTTTTCATTTTTTGGCTTGTACTTGGCAAGTGTCTTGTCCAGAAGACCATCAAAAGCTAGGTTGTCCGACTGCGCTTCAAGCTCTTTAATCTTGTTTTCTCTTTCAGCTGCAGCCTTTTCATTAGCTTCCTTCATTTCCTCGATAGTCTTCTGCAGTTCCTCGGCATTACCGGTATTATTGGACAGCTTCTTGATGTCGCCTTCCTTTTTCTTGATGTCTTCTGTAAGGTCTGAAATTTGTTTCTGTAATCCATCAACACTTTCAGCCTTGTCCTTAATAGGCTTTAATGCCTCATGCCATGCATCAAGTACTTTGCCTGCTACCTCTTGGTCTACTCCAAGAGCAATTAGTTCTTCTTTCTTCATTTTCTTTTCCTCCTACGGTTTTTGGTTACTGCTGTTTCCATCAGCTGGATTAATTTATTCAACTAAAAAGCAAGCTGCTTACCGCAACCTGCTTTGAGTTGGTTATTTTATTGCTGTTTGAAAGTATTATCCTATAAGAACGATAATTGCTTTTTCAACAGCCTTGCCTATCTTTGCGGCAACCTCTTTCATTTTGTTGTTATCCTGCAAATACTCAATGCCTTTAGGTGTTACTTTAATATCTTCCAATTCCGTAACTATGTCACCTGCAATATACATGTCATAATTAAAGCCCTTCACATATCCTTCCTCGAGCATTTCCCCGAGTATTTCATCACGGTATCCCTGTTCAATCTGTAAAGCCTCTGCACTTATTTGCTGAATATCCACAGGTATGTGCTTTTTCTTATACTCATACAGTATTTTTAATATCAAATATACTATTCTGAAATAATCATCTTTTGCCATTTTCGTTCCTCTCAATAAAAAACCCGGGAGCCAAAGGACAATTGTCCATGGCTTCATTCTCCCTTTTCTTTTCCGTATCTCTCCTGAATATCTTTGAGTCTCCTGTTTACCTCGATACTGATATATTTATAATGTTCTCTGCCAGTGTCGAGCCCTTCAGGATAAATGCCCTCTGCCTTTAATCTGGCCGTAACTTTATCTTCTTCTTGGATGGCCCATTTTTTTACTTCATCCCATTCCTTTTCATATTTTTCATCTATACTCATGCTTCCACCGCCTGTATCCATATCCCATTCTTATCATCCTACCTCTAACTGTTTCGCTTCGGCTGTCATACTCTGTAAATTTAATGAGTGGAATTGCCTCATCGACAGTTAAATCAGATCTACTCATTTGGTAAATGTATCTTTCGTCAATACCTTGAAGCATCTCTAATTCATAATCAACAAACAAATTTATATCCATATTGCTAAACGAATACTCATTATCAGAGCCTATGGGATGGTTGTGTATCACAATGCCACCTTTTAGTTCATCGCCTAAGTCAGCGTTTGGCCAAACCCCATTCAAAGACCCATAACACCTTTTGACTGTGCCATTTTTGAGTATAACAATTGCGTTCTCAATCGGTTCATCTTTTATAATCTTTCCATATTCTTTTATTTTTAATTTTAAAACATTTATATTTGATATGTCAATATCATCTATGATTTTAGGTGCCTTATGTGCGCTCTCTCCGATAATTTTTTTGCTGGACAACCCGTTTCTTCCATCAACATTCACAACTCTCAATCTGTTCGGTTTCGGGCTTATACCAGCCTTCTTGCTAAAGGCATTTGGATCTATATTAAATAAGTGGACACGCAAAGTAAATAATTGTACTGTTAAATCAGACACTAAAAGGAGGTATCTGTATGTCCACAGGAAAACGTTATGACGAGGATTTTAAACGCACTCTCGTC